AGCGGTCGGAAACGATTTCGACAATGCCGGTGAAAAAACCTCTACCTTTGCCGAAGTGCTGAAGGCGAATCTGACTTCCGAAGCTATCATATCAGCCGTTAAGAATCTCGGCTCTGCGCTTAAGGAAGTTGGTTCTGCCGTTTTAGATTTTGTCAAGAACTCCGTCAACGCATACGGTGAACTGGAGCAAAATATAGGCGGTTCTGAAGCCGTATTCGGTGAATACGCCAAAGCTGTCCAAGGCTATGCGGCAGATGCCTATAAGACGATGGCTACCACGCAGTCCGATTACTTGGCAACTGCAAACAAGATGGGCGCATTGTTCCAAGGATCTGGACTGGATGCACAGCGAAGCATGGAACTGACAACACAAGCGATGCAACGTGCGGCAGATATGGCATCCGTCATGGGCATCGACACGCAGAGCGCATTGGACGCGGTTACCGGCGCGGCAAAGGGCAACTATACTATGATGGACAACCTTGGCGTGGCGATGAATGCCACAACCTTGGAAGCCTATCGCGTATCGCAAGGCATGGACACGGCGTTCTCAAAGATGTCAAACGCGGAGAAAGCCGAACTTGCGATGAAGTATTTCTTTGAGAATACAACGCAGTATGCAGGGAACTTTGAGCGCGAAGCAACTGAAACGATATCCGGCTCCATCGGGCAGTTGACGGCGGCGGTGCAGACATGGGTTGCAGGACTCGGAAACGCATCGGCAGATGTCACTCACTTGACGCAAAACATCATAGACGCATTTGAGTCTGTTGTGCAGAATGTGGTGCCGGTGGTGGAGAACATCATAGGACAACTTCCTGTTGTGGTCAAAGCCGTTATTCCGGCGATTACATCGCTGTTTCCGCGGTTGCTCGACACGGCATTCAAACTGGTCGAAACATTGGTGGATGGAATCATGGATGCCGCGCCGAAGCTGATCCAGACGGCGATACCGCTTATCGTTGGATTCGTTCAGCGCATTGTGGACAATCTCGACAAGATTCTGCAAACCGGCATCAATCTGTTGATGACATTGGTCGAAGGCATTTTGAAGGCATTGCCGAAACTCATCCAAATGCTTCCGCAAATCGTCATGAAAGCGGCTAAGACGCTCTTCGACAACCGGCATCTTATCCTGCAAGTGGGCGTAGAGTTGATTTTAGCCTTGATTCAAGGATTCGTGTACATGATTTCGGACATCGTTGGCGCGGTCAAGAATATCGGCAAGAACATTATCGAAACGTTCAAAACAACGGACTTGAAAACCATCGGCACCAACATCATCAAGGGGTTGTGGGACGGCATCACAGGCGCAGGAAAATGGTTGTGGGGAAAAATCACCGGCTTCTGCGAGGATATCGTAGACAAATTTAAGGATGCGCTTGGTATTCATTCGCCTTCGCGCATCTTCGCGGATGTTGTCGGTGAGAATATCGCTTACGGCATCGCAGAAGGCTATGAGGATGCCATGTCCGGCATGGCGCGGAACATGACAGGACTCATTACACCGAACGCGAACGTTCGCACAACGAATCTCGGCGGCGTGAAAATCGTTGTCAACGGTGCCGAAGGGCAGAACGTGAACGAATTGGCTGATATCGTGATGCAGAGAATGCAGAGCGCAGTCAGCAGAAGGGAAGCTGTGTTCGCATGATAACATTCAACGGCATTTCATCCGATTCCATCGGAGTCATCGTGGAACGCATGCCGAACCGCTATGTTCCAACGCGGCGATTTGATCCTGCGGCGGTTGCTGGTCGCAATGGCGATGTGCTTCGCGTTGACGAATCTTTCCCGAACGTGATGCAGGAATATGAGGTGTATCTGTCTGCGGAATCGGTCGGACTTCCTGCTGTTGCAAGGGCATGCGCCGAATGGTTGTGTGCGCCGACAGGATATGCTCGATTGACGGACTCCTATGATCAGACTGTGTTCCGCGAAGCGTATCTTGTCGAAGGATTCGACATCGAGAACTCCATGAACAAATTTGGGCGGGCAACGATTTCGTTCAGTTGTAAGCCGCAGAAGTATTTGCTGACAGGGCAGGAATCTACCTCTGCGTTGACTGTAATGAATCCTACTCCCTTCATTGCCCGTCCGCTATTTACCGTCAGCGGCTCCGGCACGATAACCGTCAACGGAAAGACCATCACCGTTCTGGAATCGGTTGAGAACTTCAAAATCGACTGCCAGACGATGAACGCAGATGACAATACGAAAATCTCCTGCTTGGATTTTCCGTATCTGATCGGCGGCGAAAATGTCATCACGCTTGAAGGCATCACTTCGTTCAGCATGATTCCAAGGTGGTGGACGCTATGATTCTGCTTTACGAAGCGAACGAGACACAATTCACGGATAACGGCATTGGCGTATTGGCTGATGCCGTTTCGTGCATTGTGACCGAGGAACGGAACGGTGCATTCGAATTAGAGATGCGATATCCGATTAACGGAGTCCATTACAAGGATCTGCAATATCGGAACATCATCTTCGCCAAGCCGAATCCGTTCGATGAGCATCAGCCGTTTCGGATCTATCGCATCACGCGACCGCTTGACGGCATCGTGACCGTCTACGCATGGCATATCACGTATGACTTGAACGGAATTCCTGTCAAGGGACGCTTACCGCACTCCGAACGAATGCCGCAATCGAGAATCTGTTCACCTATTCTACGGATAAAGACGAAGGCATGAACGGAGAGGTTGTTACCGATGTGCCGTTATCGGCTCGATACATTCTCGGCGGCATGGAAGGCTCCGTCCTGCAAACGTATCGCGGCGAATACAAGTATGACGGATTTAACGTTTCTCTGCTAACGAATCGCGGCACGAACAATGGCGTTGTCCTCCGGTACGGAAAGAACATCGTTCGTTTGGAGCAGGACGAGAACTTCAGTGATTTGTACACCGGCGTGGCACCGTACTGGCACGGCGAAGATGAATCTGTATATCTGCCCGAAACCATCGTGTTCGTTACCGGCTCGTATGCTTTTGAGCGAATCCTGTCGCTCGATCTGACAGACCGTTTTGAGACGGCTCCAAGCGAGGAAGAACTCCGTGCCGAAGCACAGAGGTATATCGAAGCAAACAACATCGGCGTTCCGACCGCATCCGTCACGATTGACTATGCGATGGATGAGGAAATTGAATCCGTGCATCTGTGCGATACGGTCGGTGCAGTGTATACGGCTCTCGGCGTTCAAGTCTCTGCCAAGTGCGTCAAGACGGTGTTCGATGCGTTATGTGACAGATATTCGGAGATAACGCTCGGACAGGCTCGGTCGAATTTTGCGGCAACCTATGCCGCACAGACGCAGAACCTTACGCGGCGCATCCGCAAAATCGAAGCTGATTACTCCACGAACGGTGAGGTGCGCGAAATCGCGCAGGAAGAAATCACGAACGATACAACGATTCTGCAAAGAGCGGAGTCCATCATCGCCACGGCGTTGGAAGAATACGTTCGTACAAGCGATTATAACACATTCCGCGCAAGTATTTTGACCAATATATCGGTGCTTGCCGGAGAAATCGAAACAGGCTTCCAAAGCACTGCTTCCGACATCTCCAGATTGGATTCCGAAACACAGCAGAGTTTCGCATCCATCTATTCGTTCATTCGCTTACTGGCAACGATAACGGATTCACAAGGCAATATCACACAGGAAGGCGGCATCGTCATCGGTGAATCTTCCAACGATATCAAGCTGAAATTGGAGAACGATGTCCTGTATTTCTTCACAGGCGATGAGAAACTTGTAACAACTGAGAACGCGATAGCATGGTTCGCCACAAATCAGTTGTATGTCAACAATACCACGATTCAAAACCTCACGCTCGGAACATCCGGCGCGTATCTGGATGCACGAATTGTCGGCACTGGTGACAACATCTGTGTTCTGTGGTCGGGGAGATTAAGCTAATGGCAACTCAATCATTCAGTGCATCGAGACTGGTAAGCCAATATTACAACCGTTCATCTCGATACGTTACGGATGCGGCATTTCAAGGCGCAAGATGGCGTGATTCGTATTCTGTCGAACTTGTCGGCGTTATCGTTGTTCCGTCCTTGTCTACGGTGGCATGGAAAGGCAAACTGATCAACGCGGCAACGCTCACCGTCACCGTCCGACCGATGACAAAGTACAGCACGATGCGGCTGTATCGGTCACTGTTCAATCAGTATTATGACAATCCGCAGAAATACGGCTCCGAATATCTCGATACTGAACACGGATACACGGAAATCGACATCGGCACAACAACATCTGGACAGACAGCAACGGTCACACTTTCGGCGGCGAACATCGCGTTCCTGCAAAGCGCATTACGTGCAGGATGCACGGCGTTCACGATTTACTATGCCGGAGATACAGCAACGGCTTCTGTGCCGCAATCTGAACATTTCTTCGGCACATCTGCGTTCACGCTTTCCATTACCTATGAGGACGCGAAATCGCTGATCAGCAACGCCACGAATGCGAACATCGGAAGCAGAACAACGTTATCGTGGACGAATTACGCGGAAGGCGTTGTTTCCAAGGTTCGCTTCACACTCGGCTCTGCGGATTCCGGCGTACTGGATGCAACCGGCTCGTCATACTCCTATCTGCTTCCGGCATCATGGTATAACCAGTTGCCGACATCGACATCCGGCACCGCCACTGCCTATCTGTATTCCTACATTGACGGCACTCTGATCGGCACCGACACAACCACGTTCACGGCATCCGTTCCTGCTTCCATCGTCCCGACAATCGGAACGATAACGGCAACGAAGCAGAATGACAACGAGACGGTAGACGGTTGGGATATTTGGCTCCAAACGTACACAAAAGCCATCATAGCTGTTTCGGGGTGCGCGGCAGGAGCCGGTGCGAGAATATCGTCCTATTCGATCAGAGGACAGGACATGGAATATTCCGCACAGACATCTGACGCGGGAGTGACGGCGACTTCCGGCACATTGAGCGCAAGCGGCGATTTGACATTCACGGTCACGGTCACAGATTCGCGTGGGCGGGCGGCAACCGGCACCGTGATGGTTTCGGTGCTTGCGTATGCGCCACCGAACATCGTCCGCGTGATCGGCGTGAGATGCAGACAGGACGGCACCGTGGATGCCACAACCGGCACGTATATCCGTGCTTTAATGGAGTATACGTTCACTGCTGTCGGCACCAACTCCGTCACGAACGAGTTGTCCTACAAAGCGCATCCAGATACGTTCTACACAACCGTATTTACCGATGTGCAGAGCAACGTATGGACATCGCCATTCGGCGCGGTGCAGATAGATCTGTCCTACGATGTCAAAGCCTATGTGGTCGATACGCTCGGCAACAGCGCGACATACGTTTATAACGTTCCGTCAGTGGCTGGCATCTCCTTCGGGTTGAAGAATGACCGTGCGCGATTCGGCGGCGTATGCGAACGAGCAGGACTTCAAGTGGACTGGGAACTGATTCTCACGAATGCGCTGAAGCTGTTCACGGATAAGGTTTATCCTGTTCGAATGACGGACGGAAACGGAAACCTCATCTTTGAAATGATCAATGCAAACGGTGTGGCGCAGTTTTCGGTTTACAATGCCGGTACGGAACGCAACTACATTGGTGACGGCAGACTGTCCTGCTATGACTCCACCGGCACCGAAACGGCTCGGTTATCATCGGACAAATCGCTCAAACTCGGCTCTGCCACGCTTACCGAAGCCGCATTGTCAAAACTCCTTACATCGACCTCGACCACGCCGACCTCGCCCCACACGATAACGCAAGCCACGGTCAATACGTTTGGGCTATCGGGCGCGACCATCACGGAAGTCAACGCTGTGGTACAGCTTACGTCGGCTGGGTATAATGGCACTACTTTATTAAGTGGTCTACCGAAAGCAAAGAACGGGGCGTATAACATGCCATTCTGCGGTGGCGACACGGCTGGTGTAACCTTTGCGCTGAAGTACGCGAACGAAGATGATAATGTCGTTATAAAGCTCGCGCAAAGCGTTGCAAGTGGGACAACTATTCGTATGCACCTTGTATATCTTTCGGAATAACGGAGGCATTATGGCAAACACAAACATTATCAATGCCGTATTTGGCTCGGGCATCTGCGCCGTAACCACATCGGCATTCCGCGCCAACTACGGCATGAAACTGCGGTTCAGCGGCATCGAACTGCCCACCGCGTTTGAATGCGACTTTTCGAACTATGATGTGTCCGGCAAGGATTCAATCACCGCCATCGGGCAGAACGGTGAAGTGCAGATTCCCGATGACCTGTGGGATTCGGGGCTGAACATCTACGCATACGTTTATCTGCATCCCACCGATGATTCGGGCGTGACCGTCTATACCGTGACGATTCCTGTCCTTGGTCGCCCGAACCGGACGGAGGAAGAACCGACACCGCACGAACAGACGGTTATCGAACAGGCTATCTCGGCTCTTAACGATGCGGTCGAGCAGACGGCGGCTGATGTTGTGGCGGCTGATGCGTCTGCGTCTGCGGCGGCTCAGTCCGAAGCGAACGCGTCTGCCTCGGAACGTGCGGCGGCGGCATCTGCAAGCGCGGCTTTGGCAAGTCAGAATGCCGCAGAATCGGCTTCGCAGTCCGCAACGGAATCTGCTTCGGGTGCGGCTGAATCGGCTGAATCGGCGGCGACAAGTGCTGAATCGGCATACAACGATGCGGAACGTGCGGAACAGGCGGCGGCTTCTGCCGGATATC